GCTATTTCACAAGCTGCTAGGACAGGCGGTGCTATGGCAATGGAGGCTTTTACTCCTCTAGTGCCCAACTACGTTAAAAACTTTTTTGACAGTGCTTTGACAGCAGCAGGACAAAAGTTTGAAGAGTTCGCACAAAACCCCGGCGTACAAGAAATGCTCTTGTCAATATCTTCTGGTTACGACTCATATAAAAACTGGGAGAAAAACAACAAAGCGTTAGCAGAGCAGGTGAAAGAAAACTTAGGTATTGGTGTTGATTTAGCAACACTCTTTTCACCCCGTCCTGATTTAGTTGACTTAGATCTACGACTGCCCGGAGAAATGCAGGCTAGGAAAGCAGGAGTTGCATCTAAGTTGGCGCGTGAAAAAGAAGCTCTAACTGGTATGCTAACGCCAGAAAGTTTTACTGCTCAGGATAGAGTAGAGTTACGTGGCCCTCTTCAGACTAAAACGTGGATTCCTAACGAGTTTGATGAATCTGTTATTGACGTAGTTCAAACTATTCCGGGCATAAAGCCTTATAGTTCTGTTAGCAAAAATTTCACAATTATACAAGACCACGTAGAAAAGCAAGGAGAACGCTTACAATCCTACATCAAAACGCAAAACAAGAAAGTAGACATGGAAGCGCTTAATTTTGAGTTCTCAGAGTCTCTTAATGATTTTTTAAATAGCGATGTGTTTCAGCTTGCCACACCAGCGGCCCAAAAACAGTTCATAAAGTACACAGACCTTGCTCAGAAAATTATTAAAGAAGAAGGAGGTGATTTAAACGGACTTCTTGAAGCTAGAAAACGCTTTGATGATGCTGTACACAAATCAGGTCAAACACTCGACGCTGACGTAGATACTTATCAAGCTCTTGCGGCAAAACTTGTGCGTAACGTAATGAACGATTACATGAAGGCTAATACTAAGGGGAACGATGTCCATAACTTGTTAGACCAGCAGTTTAGGTCATTAACCGCGCTGGATAAACTAGTAGGTAAAAGAAACAGAGAGGGTGACAATGCTCCCGCTAGGATTATGCAAACAATTAGAGACAACACGGGCATAACTGTTCCTACTACAGCGTTATCAATTCTCGCAACAGGTGCTGCTTTTGTTTCTCCTGCTGCTGCGGGAGCGCTTGGTACAGCCGCTGTTGGTACAGCGTTGTCTAAGCAAATTAAGAGACACGGAAAAGCAGCGGTACTAAAAGGATACGCAGAGCTTTTGTCTTCAGCTAACAAAGCCATAAAAACAATTAACGACCCTCTTCAGTTAGAGCGCATGGAGCTAGACCGTTTAGTACTAATTGATCTAATAGATGAAATTAGAAACTACGAGGAGACTGAAGAAAGTGAGTAGAGAAGACTTTTATTTAGCAGCAGGAGGAAAAGATGAAGAATAAAGATAAGCACACAGTAAGCTACACATCCATTGACTACCACAGTATGTGTCAGAAGTCAAAGGAACGCATCAAGAAGATGCAAGCTGAAGGAATACCTACGCCCCATGACCCTAAAGATAAGCCAGAGGACGTAGGTAAGTCTAACGGTTACTCTATATTCTTTATGTCATAGTTCACAGTTGTTCCCTGTACAGGCTAACTGCTGGCTACCCTCAGTCATATCAGAGGCTTCATTGATGTCCCAATCAATCTGGGTCGGAAAGCCCTTCTGTAGTGCCTTGAGGGTGGCCTTGTCCACAGGCTCATAAGGTGCCTGCTGGTACGTGTGGTCTGAGTAAGGCAGAAAAGAGATACCACTGACCTTATCAAACTTGTTGTACAGCCACTGTCCCACCTCCAGAAACTCGTTGTCCCTGTAGTAGCACGTCATGGACGGCTTGTGTTCACACCAGTAGTCCTGATATATCTCCCAAAGATCCAACTGCTCCATAGCACCCATGTCTGAGGCTGTCACAGCGCCCTCAGGAGACGCAATAGGGAAGGAGAATACCCTAGTACTGGGTGACATCGCATCGTCCTCCACAGGCACTCCTGCGGCCTCTAAGACGGCACAAAGTGGGTCACGAGCATCTGCACGTACTCTACGTATATATTGTGAACTATAACGAGGATGGATACCACTAGCGCTATCGACCAACTGACTAACAGTGCCTGAAGGCTTAACCGCAGTGATAGCGGTAGATACATTGATACCCAGTTTCTCTGCCCACTGCTTGTTAACTTCAATTGCTTCCTCCCGCATCTCCGTAAGCCACTTCTTGAGTTTACCCTTGTCACCCCTGCCTGACAGTAGCGGGTGATCCATGATGCCTGTCAAGGATACACCCAGTAGTGCCTCTTCCTCTGTGTTTAGTTTCCAAATATTTCTGAGATATCTGAAGTTGGTGAGGGTGGCCTGAAGAGTCCCAAGGATAGTCGCAACCCTAACTTTTCGTTTGAGACTTGCGAGTGTATCCTGTGGCCTAACAACAACCTCTGAAAGATTGCAGAACTGGTAGGGTCTGAGGATGATTTCGCTGCATGGATTAGTTCCAAAATCGTAGGTAGCATCTCTTCGTTCATTTTTTGCAGCTTGTTTTTGACTTGCGACTCTGCTAAAGACACCTCGTTCTCCAGATTTAGATTCATATAAGCTAGTCCACTCGTTGAGAAAGGCTTCAAAGTCTGGCTTCTCTGTGTAACACGCTGAGTTGTTCGCCAGACCACGCTGGGGTTCATCTATGTACCACTGTCCGTGCTTGCATCTTCGGAGTCTGTCGTCCGTGAGGTTACTGAGGCTGATAAGGGCGCTTCTCCTGACTCCTCCGACGACGACGATTTGAGCAATCTTACAGCAAAGATCGTGACATTCAATGGAGCTAAGTTTTCGTCCAGATGCTGTCTTAAAGAGTTCAACTGTAAACTTGAAGAGATCAACGAGAGGTTCTGGACCACTTGCACGACCTCCGAAAGTCTTGAGTGCGGCACCTGCAGGTCGTACTCTACTAATGTCCCATTGTGGGACTTGACCTGTATACAGCAGTGATACCAGTTCCCTAAACGATTTCGCCCATCCGATCTTTGAATCCGCAACATTAATAACTGTATCGGTTGCATGAAACTCCTCCGCAACTTCCGGTAACTTCTGTATGTACTGACGCTCGACACTGAAGCCCACGCCTGTGCCACACAGAAGCACGTACATGAGTTCGTCAAAGGCCTTAGGGTGGTCTATGGGCAAGTAGCTACAGTTAAACCCTGCTACGTTGTCACGCTCCAGCGCGTCTCCCGCAGTCATCAGCGCCCTCATGCTGGGCATTACGTCTAGGTCATGGACTGCCTTGAATATCTCTGATACGTCAAAGTCGTTGAGGTGTCCACGGTCTACCCAAAAGTTGATGTACCTGTTTACTGTTTCTTCCCAAGTCTCCCGACGTTGCTCCTCTGGCAAGTACCTAGCGTACCTAGACTTGTGTATGTACTGTTGATATGCGTCCATCTATTCTGTTACTCCTAGCGTTTCGTTAATGATTGCTTGTGCTGCTAACTGTAGTAGCATGTACACCCCATCAGGGTACTGTTCGTTGGACGCTACTTCAAACATCTGACCGTCCTCGTACATTACTACTACCACCTTAGGTTTGTTACCTTCAGTCTCCTGTATCTGAGCCTTAGCTGCAAACGCAGTCAGAAACTCAGCCGTTGTTATCTCCTTTTCTTCTGTATTTGTTCCAAACTTGCCGTCAATTACTTTCATGTTTACCTCTCTTGTGGTACTCCTTGCACACTTGGTCAAAGGTTTCCCACATCTCGTCAAACTTGATCTCGTACAGCTCCTTGATGGCAAAGTACTTGTTAATCATTGCGTCAGTCGCCTTCGGGCTAATGTGGTCATTCCACTCTGAGGAGTCTAAGAAGTATCTAGTTACTAGGTCTATGTCCTTAGTGACGTTTGCAAAATCTAACATCTGTTGTTCTAGGTCAAAGATAGCACTCATATAGCCACCTCCTTGATTAACCACTCTAGGTAGACACGAGCCTTCCGTAGATCCTCTACGCCGTTCTTGTACTCGTAACGCCACAGGTACTTAAGACAGTTACC